GCCAATTGCTGGCTGACCTCGCCACTCCAGTATCGTTACAGGTTCACACCTTGATCGAGAATGGTGAATGGGATCAATTGGTCTTGTACCAGTTGAACCCGAAGCAGTACATGGACAACGTCCATGGCACAGACAGATTCTGGCGTGACGCCATGGCTGTCAACCTCCTCCGCAAGTGCGTGGATGTGCCCACCTCAATCGACCGGAAACGGGCGGCTGAGGACACGTTCATGGCTTGTGAACGGAGCTGCTTTAGAGCTAACGAACGACTGACCCGCTACCTCAAGCCCGGCGTTTACGCCGACGAGAGGGCGGACGTGAGCGCCATCCTGGCGCATTCACGGAAAGCAATCAGTCGGATATTGGGCCCTTGTCCCGACACGGATTCATGGACTGATCCCCTCACGGGTTTGGTTCATGAGCCTGTGCGCGGACGTTTTGGGCCCGGCTCTACCTTTGGCGATGTCACACCGTTGACCACGGTGCCCGACAAAATGTCTAGTAGACTCACCCTTACGCCATCCGCCTGGCCGTACCTCCTTCCATGGTACGGCACCGCCTGGGCTGAAGCCCAGCGAAGAAGCGGAACTGGTTACAAGTTCGACTTTATCCAAGGAAACCGATTCGCATCGGTTGCTAAGGACGCCAAGACAGAACGTGGCATCGCCATTGAACCGTCTTTAAACGTCTACTATCAGCTTGGATACGGCGGGGCAATGCGTCGGCGGCTTCGTGCTGCCGGTGTTGATCTCCGTAATGGGAAAGGGATCCACAAACGGGTCGTTTGTGAAGCCTCTAAAGAAGGCCACCTTTCAACCATGGACTTGTCAAACGCTAGTGATACCATTTGCAAGCATCTCGTAAAATGCTTGTTACCCGTCGACTGGCACGAGGCATTGGATAGCCTTCGGAGCAAGAAGACCCTCTTCCAAAAGAAGTGGTTGCTACTGGAGAAATTCAGCAGCATGGGAAATGGCTTCACCTTTGAGTTAGAGACCGTGATTTTCCTCGGTCTTGTCCTCGGCTTCGCAGCCTACTTCGGGAAAACCCTGAAGCCTGGTGTAGACGTCTTCGTCTACGGTGACGATATTATCGTTCCCTCCGAGATCTCGAAGGCCATTATTCCTTTCTTTGAGTTCGTGG